AGCTTCATGGCTGTATGAGACAGATCGCCATGGATACCCGATTCTTGGTAATGCCTTGATTATTGGAGAAAAGTATGGAAATGCAGGAATTGAGTTTTGTGGAATGTCAGAAGAACAGTTCGATCTTGTCTTTCCTAAATTAGAAGAATTGGGAAAGAGGTTTAAAGATGCAGACAATAATAGGGTATGAGTACAACGGTTTTGCTATTCCAGAAGAGGAAGCAATGAAAAAAATTGAATATGAAGTGTGGAACCACGATGAAGATAAACAGGATGCTTTTGATTATCTTTGGGAAGTTGTAACAAGTGATCCGAAGTTAAAAGAAGAATTTAAAGAATGGTTCTTTAATGGGGTGTCGCATGAAATAGAGTGCGATGAGCAAAGAAGAATCAAAGGTTATTTTGAGGTGATATAGATGTTAAAACCATATGATGAATTGGTAAAAGTAAATGTACTTCCGTATTGTGCAGAACGAGAAGGGTTTATGTATTTGAACTGGGCAAAGTGCATGGAGCTTTTAAGAGAGAACGGTGCAGAAAAGGTATATTTTGAACTTTGCCAGAACGAAAGAACAGGGAATAGTCTTTTTTGTAGTGATCAGACGTTTCAAGACAAAAATGGAAATATAAATCAATGTTACGAAACAAGGATTAAAGTATGCATTGATGATCAGGTGTATTACATGCAATCTCCAGTCATGAATGGTAAAAATCCAGTAAAGGCAAATTCAATGAATCAAGCCAGAGTTTGGGCTAGTGCTTGTAGGTCGTTTGTTAAGTGCGTAGCTATCAATACAGGGCTAGGGTTCAATCTTTGGGTAAAAGAAGAGAACATGGATTATGTTCCAGTTGAAGACGGACCGGCTACAGAATCACAGAAAGCAACGTTAATTGAAATTTGTTCCAAACACGGAATTAACATCGACGGTTGGTGTGAAAGAGAAGGAAGAACGCTTGATACATTAACTGGAAACGAAGCAGGAAGAATGCTGTTAGCGTTAAAAACAAAGTATGGAGATGATTAAGTGATCCATGTATGAATTAGCAAAGATAACAGGAATCAGATCAGATATCGAAGGAACAGAGATGAAAGTTTTTGTTCCGGAGAAAAATCTGTTTAATACGATTCTGGATAAGCGAATCCATGATGTGGAGCTTCGGTTGGATGATGGTAGAACAATAACAAATGCACAGAGAAAAAAGACATACGCAACGATCAGAGACATCGCAGACTATACCGGTTATCTTCCTGAACAGATGAAAGAGATCATGAAGTATGAATATATCATACGGACAGGAAATGATTATTTCTCTTTAGGGACATGCACAGTTGATACAGCAAGAGAGTTCATCTCAATGTTGTTGGAGTTCTGCTTAGAGCAGGGAATCCCATTATCTGATTTGGCGATCAACCGAGCAGATGATATTGGAAGGTATCTGTATTATTGCATCAAGAATCGTGTATGTGCGATCTGTGGTCGCAAAGGAGAAATACATCACGTTGACAAGATCGGCATGGGAAATGATCGCAGGACCGTAGACGACAGCAATTATAGAAAGATATGCCTATGCAGAACGCATCATACAGAAGATCATACGATTGGAGAGAAAGCTTTCCAGAAGAAGTATAAGGTTTATGGAATCATAGTAAAGGAGCAGGAGAATGGCTTGGAAGAATTACAACAGACCCAACAAGTACAACAATCACAAAACGATAGTTGATGGGATCAAGTTTGACAGCATCAGAGAAGCAGAAAGATATCAGGAATTAAAGCTGTTAGAAGAAGCAGGAGAGATCTCACATCTGGAACTACAGCCGGTCGTGGTCCTTCAGGATAAATTTATTTATCAAGGCAAGACGATTAGAGCGATCACATACAGAGCAGACTTTGCTTACTTTGATCGCACAGTAAACAGGAGTGTGATTGAAGACGCGAAGGGCATGGAGACAGATGTTTTTAAGATCAAGAAAAAGATGTTTCTGAAGAAATATGGAGATCTGTACGATTTACGAATAACGAGGTGATCACATGAAGCAAAAGAGCAGCTTCCTGATCTACCATGAATATCGGGAACCACTAAAATTACTGACAGATGAGCAGAGAGGTCAGTTATTGATGGCATTGATTGATTACTCTGAATCAGGAGTTGTTCCAGAACTTGATGGAATATCCATGATGGCATTTTCGTTTATACAAAGCCAGATGGATCGCGATTCAAAGAAGTACGAAAATCGATGCAGTTCTAATCGGGAAAATGGGAAAAAGGGCGGAAGACCTAAAAAGGAAAATGACTTAGAAGAAAACCCAAAAAAACCATTGGGTTTTGAAGAAACCGAAAAAAAAACTAAAAACCCAAAAAAGCCGATAAAGATAAAGAATAAAGATAAAGAGAAAGATATAAATAAAAATACTATGTGCAAATCTGAAGCAGATGCACTGTTTGAGAGAGTTTGGAAATTATACCCTCAGAAACGTGGGAAGGGGAAAGTCTCAGATGCCAATAAGAGGCGTTTACTTGATATCGGATTCGACGAATTAAGTCGTGCCATTGACCGATACAAGGCGGACTTGGCGTTAGATGACTGGAGAAAGCCCCAAAATGGCAGCACGTTTTTTAACTCTGGATACATAGATTACCTGGATACCAATTACGAAAGACCTGAAAGAATACAGAACGAAAAAGCTCCAGGGAAATTGGATTGTCAAAGGGATTATGATTTTGATTCTTTGGAGCAGCAGCTGTTTGAGAAGCAGTTTGGAGGATAGACGAGATGGAGCAGATGAATTTCTTCGGATGTGAAACCGCACTCCGGAGCAGAGTAATAACAAAGCAGACTCAAAGAGAAAGCCACGAGAAGGTAGATAAGCAGGTAATCCGTAACAATATCCTGAATGAATTATCTTACGGAAATATGACTGCAAGAGAAATCGCTGTGATAATGCACAGGCACGGACTGGTGGCAGAACCAACACGGCAGCAGGTACAGCCAAGGTTAACAGAGCTGACCCAGGAAGGACTTGTTGAAGTGATCGGCAAGCGATATGACAGCCGGACAGATCGGCATGTGGCACTGTATCACAAAGTTGAGTAAGTAAATAAAGGCATCCGGTTGATCTCTGTCCGTAGCAACCAACAACCTAAGATTGTTGTTAAAAAAGTCGTAGTAATAGTCGTGGTAGTTGTGGCTTTTGGGATGATCTTAAGCGACAGGGCGTAAAAAGATGATCACATATGCGGACAGAGATCAGCCGGATGGACTGAATTATATACCACAGTAACTATCAACCGCATAAGAAACAGCCAGTATAAGCCATGAGCCTGCTGCCTAAGGCAGTGGGCAGGAAGGAGAACTGATGGCGGATTACAGCAAAGGATTTAAACGCCGTGTTGTGCAGTTGTGGATTCAACATGGTATGTCCACAAATGAAATCAGTAGATCATCCGGTATCGATCATAAAACGCTGATGAAGTGGTACAAGCGTTTCTACCCTGAGATAACAGGGGGGGGGCAAACGAGACAAAGTGCAAGGATTTAAGGTGGCACTATATAGGCAATTGTGCCGGATATCATAAGTAAAGGAGTATGATCAGACGGCTTGGTTCTTTGCCTGAGAGATTCTTCAAGTAACTATTAACTAAACAATCTAAAACAAACATATTTTTTCGGGTTCTTTTAAATGTAATTTCTCAAATATTAGATTTAGCTTTTTAAAATTTCTAAATCAAAAACGAAGAATCACAGAGCCTTATATGATCGGGCAAAAGATAACAGATCAGCGATCAGAGATAAAGGCGTTGTATCAGGTAAAGAACCAAGCTGTCTGAGAAAACGATATGAGATATAAAGAAAATTTCAAGAAAGGAATGGTTCGGCTGATCATCTCAACAGGGATAAGTTACAAGAAACTGTCAGAGCTGACAACGATCAGCCAGCCAACGTTGAAAAAATGGGATGATGAATACCGGCAGGAGTGTCTGGATGAGAAGAAAAGAGAAGCTGAGAAACTAAAGAAGCAGGGAAAAGAGAACATGAGATGCACGGCGTGGCATCAGTATGGATCTGGTGCAGGTCGGTTTGAGTAGAAGGAAGATAAAATGACAGAGCAAAAAGAACAAGAAATCGTAGATAGAATTGAAAAGAGAGTTTTAGAAAAACTTGAAAAGAGTGTATGCAAAGAAGATACACAGAAAGTATTGCAAGAACCAAGAAATAAATGGTTTAGAGATGCAAATGGATCCGGAACAGATTCGTTAATGGCAAATGCATTGGGAAATTCGTTCGTAGCATGGAGTGCATGGGAGCAGATTCGGCGATTAACATGTGTTGCTTGCGGAAAGAAATATGTAAGACAGCTTACAGAAGACGATCATGCAGAAGAGGTATGTGAACAGATTTGCCAGACAATTTATGATATTGCAATGATGAGAAAGAAGGATGATCAGAATGGGGAAGCTTGATAAAGAACAAGAGGCTAGAATGGCAGGAATGAGATATGCCTTAGGTATCGCAGAGAAAAAAGGTGTCGATGGATTGCGAAAAGAATTGCAGATGCGTGGAGCACTGGGGATTGGCTTGTTGATCGATAATGACAAATTAAAAAAGGCATACGAGATTTTAGCAGAGACTATATATCAGAACACTATGACAGTTGTGCTTGTAACATTAGCACATGATACAGGTTTCGGAGAAAAAAGATTGCGAAGATTCAAAGAAGCGTATGACAAAAACACCTTATGGAATTTTGAATTAGATGGTTATGCAGAACACTATGTGACATATGTAGATATGGCTATGGAATTGAAAACAAAATACAACATTGACATGAATGTAGAAATGCTTGCATCGAATCAAGATATTACATTTGATAAAGATCGTAGAGTGTTACCGAATGTGATTAAGTTATTGGAGCATGAGAATCAACACGAGGCAGCAGATGTATTAAGAGAACATTTACATGAGGCGGTGGCAGTATGGTAAATAAGAAAGAATTTGAAGGTTATATCTGCGAGATTACAGGCAAGAGAATCAATGAGATGAAGTTGTGTCCGGACAAACAGCAGAAGCTAAAGGTTCGGATCAAGTGTGACAAAGGATGTATCTGGTGTGAGAAGGAGAAAAAAGCAGATGAGCGATGACTGGAAAGAACAAAAGAAACGACAAAAAGCCATCTTTACGACACAGCAAAATCTACCATACGAAGTGAAAGTAAGAAGAGCAGAATTAAGAGCAAGAGAGTTTATACAAGAACTTGATCGCAGAGGAATGAATGCACATGTAAGTGAAGGTGGACAGAGAGAAGAAGCATTAGTAGAGCATGGATGTAATTACTTTGGAAAATCAGTGATCCGATCAGCACCATTTGCACCATTTTTACGACAGGACCTGTTACAGCTTGCATTAGATCTTGATGTGCAAGTGCCAGAAATCTATGGAGAAATCGCAAGGAAAGCAGATGGAACATTATATACGACAAAAGCACAAAGAACAGGATGTTCGATGTGTGGGTTCGGAGTACACCTGGAGAAAAGACCGCATCGGTTTGATATGTTAAGAGAACGCAACGAAAAGGAATGGGAGTTCTGGATGTATCGATGTTGCACAGATCCAGAAACAGGAGAACGATTCGGATGGGGACGTGTCTTAGATTACATCGGAGTGAGATGGGAAGATAAGTGGGAACCAGAGCCGGAGCAGTTGGAATTTCATTTTTGTTAAAGAAAGTTAAGGAAGTGGAGAAAATGGGAATTAAAAATCTAACAGAAGCAGAAGAAAAAGAGTTTTACAGACTTGTTGGGAAGATGAATGGAGAAGAACCAGATAAGGAACAGGGTGTAAAGGTAAAGAAGCCAGAGATTGGGACGCGTTATTATTATTTGGACAGCGTTGGAGACATTGTAAATGCAGTTTGGGATGATACCGAATACGATAATACAAGATGGGATCTTGGAAACGTATTTCTGACAGAAAAAGAAATAGTATTTGCTATAGAGAAAAGAAAAGTAGAAGTTGAACTAGAACGGTATGCAGAAGAACACAATAATGAAAAAATCAACAGAATTGATAATTGTCATATTGTGATGAATACAGGAACAAAAGAAACAGATGTAAGTTCATATTGGGTATTACAAGTCGCAGGAGCAACGTGCTTTTCAAACAAAGATATTGCTAAAGATGCAATCGAAGCAGTAGGAAAAGAAAGAATACTCAAGTACATCTTTGGGGTAGAAAGTGAGGGAGAGGAATGAATTTAGAAGAAGCTACTAAATATATGAAAAGTAAGGTAAAAGAGAAATACAAGGACGGCATGGTTCAACTAGCGATTCTGCACGACGAAGAAGCTAATGATTTTTTTAAAGAAGCGGAAAACTATAAACGGCTTGAAATCTGGCTGGAAGAACTGAAAGAGCTAAGAGAATATAAGAGAAAGATGAAAACACAGTTTCTTGATGATATTGAAAATCCATTGGAACCTATTAAATTAAGTAGTGCATTGGAATCAGAAATATTCAAGTATGAGTACAGAGCAGAACATGATCCGCAAAAGATTAGTCCTTTAGATTATACAATCATATATGCATTAAAACATTGTTTGGAAGAGCAACTGAAAGAGGTGGAATAGTGGTGCAAATAATAGAGTTGATAGTAATGATTATGTGTTATGGAATGTATTTTTATAACGATATAAAAAAAGATCATTATAACGCTATTAAATTTTTGATGCTTGGAGCGATTATGCAAAATTTAACATTACATTTGAAATAGAGGGGTGTTAAGAATATGATTATTGGATTTTTAAGCGGATTATTTATCGGAGCAGTAGCAGGAGTGGCGGTTATGTCACTCTGTGCCGCAGCGAAAGAGAGGGATGAATTATGACAATAACAGAGAATCTTACAGGTGTCGTGAAAGAGGATCATAAGAGAGTGAAGACAGTAACGGACATTCTGGAAGAAGTTAGAACTGAGATGTGTGATGGTTATTGCGTATATCCAAGAATAACGCCGAATGATTATGAAAAATATAAAAGGATATGCGATGAAGAATGTCCACTGAACAAATTATAAGGAGTGATACATAAATGGGATATCAAGATTGTCCATGCGTAAACTGTGATCATAAAGCAGATGGAGAGAAGAGAGTTGCATGTAGAAAGAAATGCACTGAATTTACTGCATGGAAACTAAGCATGCAGGCAATCAGACAGAAAAAGAAAGAAGATAAAGACAAATACTATTCGACAACAAAAGGGAAGTTTTACAAGAGAAACCTGATGAAGCAAAAAGGTGGAAGAAAGATATGGTAGATCCGCATTTGTGCCAATCGGGTACAATACAAGCAAGAGTATCAGGAGATGACAGAACGGATAAGGCAGCAGATAATTGATTTATGTGAGAGGGTAAGAAATGACAAAGAGAGAACAGAACGAGAAGAAAAAGGAATATCTGAATAGATACAGACAAGCTGTGCGTAAATATAATTCTCTCCAGGAGCAGGAGAAGCAGTTAAGATCACAGATGGATGGACCGAAAGCAATTGAATACTCAGACATGCCCAAGGCACATAAACAAACTGATTTGTCTGACTATATGGTCCGATTGGAAAGAATACTGGATAGAATCGCAAATGAAAAGAATGAAATGCAAAAGATACAGTTAGAAATCGAAGAGAAGATCATAGATGTGATGGACGGAGAGCAGAGCAGGATATTATATCTAAGATACATCCAGTTTATGAAATGGGAAGACATCTGTGTTGAAATGGGATACAGTTGGAGACAGATACATAATATTCATTCCAAGGCATTAAATGATTTGAAGATTTCTTAAAGAGTGCACTAAAATGCATAGTAATGCACATTCATAAATGATAATATATACCCTGGAACGTTTGAAAGATAACTTAGAAGTGCCCAGTTGGGTTAATATCTCCATTATTTATTAATATAAAAAATTATGATATACTATACAAAATAAAAAAACTAGGAAGGTATTATTAAAATGGAACAGGATATTATAATTGGCTTAGTTACAGGAACAGTGTCCAGTATATGGGTAACATTAATTATGAATTTTATAGCAAAGAAAAAGAATGAAAAAAATTTGTTGTATGATGCAGTTCAAACTTATACCAAGTATGGATTTGAGGTAATAAAGAGCTTAGGAAGATATGTTGAAGATAACAATAATAACAACAGCAAAGAAGCAAGAAGAATGATGGAAGATATTATCGATAAATATCCTCATCATACAGGATTTCATTATACAAATTCTAATATTTTGAAAGAATTTCTAAAGGTTATAAATGATATAGAATATGATATGATTTGTAGACGACTTGATAATCAAAAAGCTTTTAAATATTGTGAAAAAATTCAACATATCAGATCTAATATGCTAGAAATAAAATATGATTTATTTTATAAATGGCATAAATGATTAGAACTCGGGTGATCTTCGGACCCCGAGTTCTAATCATTTATGCCTAAATTTAGAAAGGAAAGAGATATGAATTTTAAAGATGCATTTGAATTGATGAAAAAAGGTCATAAGGTAAAACTTCCATCCTGGGGCGGATATTGGTACTGGGATGCAGAAAAGCAATCAATTATGATGCAGTGCAGACCGAAAGACACTGACAAAGGACAGGGAGATCTACTTGATATTAGAGAGACACAGAGAGTTGAGTATACACTGTCTAACATCTTATCCAATGAATGGATTGTGGCAAATCCAGAGAACTGTCCTGTACTTGGTGGAGTAGCTACATTTAGCTTTGGGGATGCTGTTAAATATCTGAAACGTGGCCTTAAAGTTAAAAGAATAGGTTGGAACGGAAAAAACCAGTTTATTCAGCTTGCAACAGGAATTTCATATAAAGCAACAGATGGAGCAATTGTTAATTGTGATCACGAAGCAATTGGAAACAAAGCAATCGCTTTTATTGGCACGTCTGGCGTACAAATGGGATGGTTGGCAAGCCAGGCAGATATGTTGGCAGAAGATTGGATGTTTGCAGAATAAGGAGATATTAAACATGATTATTACAGGAATGGATCACTTTCAGAGTGTATGTAAAAGAAAAATGGTTGATTGGTATAACAAGAGCGATAACCCACACAAAGGACCTAACGACGTTCAACCGATTGATCTGAGTAATGTATTTGTTGTTTGGAGCTGTAAGACCTTGCAGAATTACAAATGCCTGGTATCTACTACAGTAAGTGGGGACGGTATCTATGCAGAATACACGTACAACGGAGACAAACAGGAACTGTATGAAGATGTCTACAAGAAATTAACAAACACTTGTCATACAGAAGAATAAAAGCCGAGATCACTCGGCATAAGGACCTCTAGCTCAGTAGGTCAGAGCAGTCGGCTCATAACCGATCGGTCCAGGGTTCGAGTCCCTGGAGGTCCATTTGAAATATAGGAGGGAAAACATATGATCAGATTACAAGTAGAAGATTACTGTCAGAACTGTGAAGAGTTCAAACCAGAAACACAGGTTATGAGCAGAGGATATGTAGGGACTGATTGTAAAGTGGATACAACAATTCGATGCAGTAATGCTCGGAAATGTGAAAGACTATGCGAGTACCTGAAGAAAGAGGGCGGTAATGTGTGAATGAAGAAAAAAACTACATATTGGCAGAATCCGATTATGTAGCCGGAATGAAGTATAAAGACATTGCTGCCAAGTATGGAGTCTCGATAAATACTGTGAAATCGTGGAAGAAACGATACGCATGGTCGAGGAACAAAAAGACAAAATGCATCAAAAAAGGGTGCACACAAAATAAAAAGGGTGCACACAAAAAAGAAGCCGTTGCAGAGGATGTAAGTCAAGTTGTAATTAACGATGAACTTACCGATCAGCAGCAGCTTTTTTGTTTGTATCAATCTAGGATGTTTAATTACACGAAAGCTTACATGAAAGCTTATCCAGGATGTACTTATGCATCTGCTGCCGTATTAGGAAGCAGGCTTATGAAGAATCCAGTGATCAGAAAAGAGATTGAACAGCTAAAGCAGAATCATATGAACAGAGAATTGCTAAAGCAGGAAGATATCTTTCAAAAGTTTATGGATATTGCATTTGCAGATATGAACGATTTTATATCGTTTGGCCAAGAAGAAATAGAAACTGATTATGGCCCAAGGATGGTAAACAGTGTCAGACTGAAAGAGTCGGATCAAGTTGATGGAACTCTGATCACAGAAGTGAAGCAGGGTCGTGATGGTGTGAGTGTAAAGCTTGCGGATCGCATGAAAGCAATAGATTGGCTTGCAGATCATATGGACATTGCTACAACTGAACAGAAGGCTAAGATTGAACAGATCAGGGCCAAAACAGCGATCATGTCTGGAACAGCTGAAGAAGAAACGGAAGACGATGGCTTCATTGATGCTTTAAAAGCTGAGGTATCTGACGTATGGGAAGACTAAAGAAAGCAGTTTTTAAGTTTCAACCATTCTCAAAAAAGCAGAAGAAAATCCTTACCTGGTGGCTTCCAAACTCTCCAGTATGTGATATGGATGGGATTATAGCAGATGGTGCAATCCGATCAGGGAAAACAATCTCGATGTGTCTTTCGTTTGCTGTATGGGCAATGGAGTCATTTAATGGTCAAAACTTCGGCATGTGTGGTAAAACGATTGGTTCTTTTCGAAGAAATGTACTCTTCTGGTTAAAGTTAATGCTTGTAAGCCGAGGGTATCACGTAAAGGATCATAGAGCAGACAACCTTGTTGTGATCAGCAAGGGAGAAAAAGAAAACTATTTTTATATCTTCGGTGGTAAAGATGAACGATCACAGGACCTTATCCAGGGAATCACGTTGGCTGGGGTCTTTTTTGATGAAGTTGCCTTAATGCCAGAATCTTTCGTTAATCAGGCAACAGGACGTTGCTCAGTTGACGGTTCAAAGTATTGGTTTAACTGCAACCCAGATGGCCCGTATCACTGGTTTAAAACAAATTGGATTGATCGAGCAGAAGATAAGAAACTTGTGTATCTGCATTTTACGATGGATGATAATCTAAGCTTATCAGAACGAATCAAAGCAAGATACCGAGCAATGTACACAGGAGTGTTCTATAAGCGATATATCTTAGGATTATGGGCAGTAGCTGAAGGAATCATCTACGACATGTTCAGTAAAGAGAAGCATGTTACGGATGAGAACCAGGAAACGACATATGAAAAGCATGTAAGTGTCGATTATGGTACACAGAACGCAACAGTGTATCTGTTATGGGAAAAGAATCTGAAAGGTCATTGGATCGCAACAAAAGAGTATTACTACTCTGGAAGAGATGAAGCAGAACAAAAGACCGATGGAGAGTATGCAGATGACATGGAAGAGTTCCTGGAAGGAATCAATGTTGAATCAATCATTGTCGATCCGGCAGCCGCATCCTTTATCGCAGAACTTAAGAAACGAGGATTTAAGGTTAAGAAAGCAAAGAATGATGTACTTGATGGTATTCGATTTGTCGGAAATCTGTTAAATCTAAGTGTATTACAGTTCTCTGAATGTTGTAAAGAAACAATCAAAGAGTTCGGTTCTTATATCTGGGATGACAAGGCATTGGAACGTGGAGAAGATAAACCGATTAAGCAGCATGATCATTGCATGGATGCAGTGAGATATTTTGCTTACACGATCGTAAGACGTGAACGAAAATGGAGTTGATTAAATGATAAAAGAAATTATTGAGCGAATAAGGCAGGTGATAAGAAAAATGCTTGGGAAAGAAAATATCAGGGATGCGATCGGAGTTGATGTTGCCGTATCGGACAAGATGGCAAGAGAAATTGATCTCTGGTCGAAGATGTATAAAAATCAACCGCCTTGGAAAAGAAAAGAGCTGAAGCTTTGTGGGTTACCTGCAGCTATTGCCGGAGAATTTGCAAGGCTTGTCACACTGGAATTAAAGACCGAGATCACAGGAAATAAGTTTCTCAACGATGAATACCAAACCGTGACTGATAACATACGAACGTATACGGAATATGCCTGTGCAAAAGGTGGACTTGCAATGAAGCCTTATGTTTCTGACGGACACATTGAAGTTGACATGGTCCAAGCTGATCACTTTTTCCCAACGAAATTTAATTCCAGAGGGGAAGTTATCGCAGCGGTCTTTATGGAAACTGTAACGATTGGGAAACAGGTATATACAAGATTGGAATACCATCAGCATGATGAGAACACTACATATCACATTATGAATAAGGCTTTTGTAAGACAGGATCTTGATAATGTTGAGGTATTGGGAAAAGAAGTACCGCTTAGTGCTGTACCAGAGTGGGCAAATCTGGAAGAAGCTGTCACGATCTTAAACGTGAAAAATCCGTTATTCGCATACTTCAAGATACCAAATGCAAATAATGTCGATGATTCATCTCCGTTGGGTATATTCCAGAGCAATCGATGATATCAAAGAAGCTGATTATCAATGGACGAGAATCTTATGGGAATATGAGGGATCTGAACTGGCAATCGATGCAGACATTGGGCTATTTAAACGTAAAGAAAACGGAGAATTTGATCTTCCAAAAGGAAAGGAACGACTCTTTAGGATGATGGACTTTGACGAGGATCGGGACCAGTACAAAGTGTTTGCACCTCCAATCCGTGACGAAAGTCTTATCAATGGATTCAATACAATTCTTCGCAGGATTGAGTTTAACGTAGGTCTCGCTTATGGAACATTAAGTGATCCAAACACAGTCGATAAGACTGCAGAAGAAATTAAGGCGAGTAAACAGCGATCATACAGCACAGTATCTGATATCCAGAAAGCGCTGCAAAAAGCATTAGAACAATTAGTCTATGCAATGGATGTGATCGCACAGCTTGCTAATCTAAATGGTGGCAAGAAATACGAGATCAGTTTTGACTGGGACGATTCGATCGTGATCGACAAAGAACAGGAACTGCAGAGTATGCAGCAGGATGCAACTGCAGGACTGATCCGAAAAGAAATATACATTGCGGCCAAGTATGGCGTATCTGAGGAAGAAGCATTGAAAATGATGCCGGCACAGGATGATCGTTTTACCATCCAGGAAGAGTAGGTGATCACAGATGCTTGATCCGAAGTATTTGGAAAAGTTCTCCGATCAGTTACTTGGCATCATTGACACTCTGACAATAGCGATCATATCTGACATGGCAAAAAGAATCGTAAAGATGGGAAATGTATCAGAGTCAACAAAACATCAGGCTGAAGTTTTACAGAATGCAGGTCTTGTTTATAAAGATACGATCAAGCGAGTAAGTCAGGTATCTGGATATCAAAAGCATGAAGTTCAGAGAATGTATGAAGAAGCAGGTGTTAGGAACTTAAAGAACGAGGCTGTATATTACAAACAGGCAGGCAAAGAAGATATTAAGTTAAATCAGTCCAATGGAATGCAGAGAATCTTGCAAGCAAATATCAGAAAAACATGCCAGGAACTTGATAATCTCACGATGACAACCGCAGTAAGATCACAGTCAGCTTACATACAAGCTTGTAATAGAGCACAGATGAAAGTTAGTTCTGGAGCATTCAGTTATGACAAAGCAATTGCAGATGCGATCAAAGAGGCAGCAGTGCAGGGAACAGAAGTCTTATATCCGTCACAGCATGTCGATAAATTAGATGTCGCGGTAAGAAGAGCTGTACTTACCGGAGTAAACCAGACTGCAGCAGAAATGAACTTGCAATACGCAAAAGATCAGAACTGTGATTATGTTGAAACAACTGCACATGAAGGAGCAAGACAGGAACATGCCGTATGGCAAGGGAAGGTCTTTTGTTTATCTGGGACTGATCCAAAATATGAAAACTTTTATGAAGCAACAGGATATGGAACAGGACCAGGTTTATGTGGTTGGAATTGCCGCCATAACTTCCATGCGTTCTTCCCAGGAATATCGACGCCAGCATATACGCAAGAGATGTTAGATGATTATTCTGCAAAGAATGTTGAATACAATGGAAAGCAATTTACAGAGTATGAAGCGGGTCAGATGCAGAGAGGTCATGAACGACAGATCAGAGAGACAAAGAGGAAACTTGCTGGATATAGTTCAGCGGTCAATGAAGCGAAAGATGATACCTTAAAAAATACTTTACAGAATCGGTTTAATGAAGAATCTGTGAGATTAAAGAAACAGGAAGCAGCATTAAAAGCTTTCTGCAAAGAAACAGGAAGGCGATATGAGTCTGCCAGAGTTCAGATCCATGCAGTAAAGAACAAAGCAGGAGATATCGTTGGATTCAACCGAAGTGTAGCACAGAAGGCGGTATGGCAAGATCGAAAGAATACCTTTAAGAATCAAATGTCTAAACAGTTAGAAAAACTGGCAGAAGAAGAAAAGAAGGCAATCTGGCGATATACTGGTAATGCAGCGAACCGAGTGAACAGTGCAATATATTCTGGAAAACAGCAAAGAATTGATCAGGAAAAAGGATTTATGGATCTGTTGGATTCTGCATTAAGTAAAGGTACTGCAGAACATAAAATGGTAGTTCATCGTGATACGATTCCAGAATATTTAAATGCATTTCCAAAAGGTTTTCAATATTCCGAAGAGGATATAAAAAGAATGAATGGAATGACCTTAACGAATAAAGGTTATACATCTACATCTTTTCATGACATAATGTATCAGGGGAGAAATGTTCATCTTGAAATTGAGATCCCTAAAGGGTATAAAGGCTGTTTATATATAAAAGATGTCGCAACTGAAAAATACAAAAATCAAGAAGAAGTGTTGTTTAAACGAGGCTTTCAGTATAAAATAAAAAGTGTAAATAAAGAAAAGGACAGATACTATATCAAAGCGGAGGCTGTTTTATGAGTGGAATAGGATATTATTATGATGAAAATGGTGTGAAACAAGAAATGGAAATAGGTCCGAGTTTTGATGACTTTCCTGGAATGGCAAAAGTGACAAGTCCTATACCAATATGCCATGCATGCAGAAAAGCAGATTTTGATGAAAAAGGTTACGAAACTTTATGTAAAGTGTATGGTAAGATACCAAGCAAACATTTAAAAGCAAAAGATTATAATTGCCCATATTTTGATAACGAAAATAATGGGTGGTATCAGTTGATAAAAGATAAAGTAGAAAAAGCAAAGGGTGAGAACAATGGATAACTTTAAAGCAGTATATAAAATCTTATCAGCATTGGAAAAAGCAATGGATTATCCAGAATTTGATATCAACGATGTTGGATCAGAAGCATTAGGAGTTTCTGAAGAACGTTGGGCACGATATATAGAGATGATGGTTGATGTCGGATATATCAAGGGTGTAAGTATAAAACGTGATATCACAGGAGCAACAAGGATTAATGCAAGCGATGTCAGAATTACGTTAAAGGGCCTTGAGTATCTGCAGGAAAATTCAATGATGAAGAAAGTATATAATGCCGTAAAAGGAATCAAGGATATAACACCAGGTTTATAAATATGTACCATCTGATCGACGTCAGGTGGTATTTTTATACGAAATTTTAAGAAAGGAGCAGCGAAACATGAAGTCAACAGAATAGAAAGGACGGTGATCCCAATATCTCCCCGCAGCAGGGTTAAGCTGCAGAGGACACGCAGAGAGATCTGGGTGTTATTTTTATGCAAAGAAATAACATTGGTCAGCTGATCAGACCTTAAACAGTCGGTTCGTGGCGGTCGGTTACACGCCTAAAACAACCTAATACGAAAGGAGCACAGTAACATGAAAACAGATTTTTTAAAAGGTTTAAATCTTTCCCAGGAAGTGATCGATAAGATCATGGCTGAGAACGGAAAGGATATCGCAGCAGAACAGAAGAAAGCAGAGAAGATCACTCAGGAGCGAGACAGCTATAAGCTAAGAGCAGAAAGTCTTGAAACTCAGGTAAATGATGCAAATGCAGAGATTCAGAAGTTCAAAGACATGGACATTGACGGCATCAAGCAGGCAGCAAATGACTGGAAAACGAAAGCTGAGAAAGCAAAGAGTGATGCAGATGCACAGATCTCAGAAATGAAATTTGATTATGCATTAACTGCAGCATTGACAGGAGCGAAAGCCAGAAACAATAAAGCGGTTAAAGCACTTCTTAACATGGACGGACTGAAACTAAACGATGGAAAGATCATTGGTTTAGACGAACAGCTGTCACAGATCAAGGAAGAAAACAGCTTCTTGTTCGAGAGCGATGAACCAGCACCAACGATCGTTAAAGGAACAAATGGTGGTTCCGGCGGCATTGGTGGAAAGAAACCAAGTGAAATGACATATTCGGAACTCTGTGACTATATGGAACAGAATCCCGGAGCAGAGATTTAAATAAAGGAGTAAGAAATGGCAGGAGAAAAATTTGATTCTAAATCATTCAATCCTCAGGCATTCGGTGCCTACACAGAGAGGATTCCAAATTTAAAAAGGAACGAACTGATCAAGTCCAGAGCCTTAAAAGGTAATCAGGATATTAAAAATACGTTCAGTTCTCAGACAGGAACATCATATGCAACTTTACCAATGCATGGTTTAATTGGTGGAACTGCACAGAATTATGATGGCGAGACCGATCTTACATCGGACAGCACAGATACATTCGAAAGAGGTGTTGTTGTAGTTGGACGTATGAAAGGATGGACAGAACGAGACTTTTCCGAAGACATTACAGGCGGTGTAAGCTTTATGGATAATGTTGCAGCACAGGTGAATGACTATAAAGCCGATCTTGACCAGTTGACCATTGTGAAAGAACTGGAAGGTATCTTTGCAATGACAGGAAAAGAAAACAAGACTTTCGTGGATAATCATACTTCTGATATTACAGAAGTTACTGCAACAGATAAGGATGGGAATGTTAAAAATGTTGTACAGGCAGATACTTTAAATACAGCTTTACAGAGAGCATCAGGGGATAATAAATCCAAATTCACAATTGCGATCATGCACAGTGCAGTTGCAACAAATCTTGAAAATTTGAAGCTGTTAAAATATATGACTCAGACTGATTCAAATGGTATTGAACGACAGTTAACACTTGCAACATGGAATGGCCGTTTAGTTCTGATCGATGACTCTATGCCAACGGAAGAAGTTGCTGCAGTAGAAGAAAGCGGAACAAAAGGAGAGTCTGGTTATGTTGCGGCACAGGAAGCTTATACGAAATATACAACCTTCGCATTAGGAGATGGAGCATTTGATTACGAAGACATTGGTGCAAAAGTCCCATATGAAATGTATCGTAATCCAATGAAAAATGGTGGGGAGGATACATTGTTTATGAGACAGAGAAAAGTATTTGCCCCATATGGAATTTCTTATACAAAGAAAAAACAGGCTACAAATTCGCCAACAGACGCAGAACTTGCAGATGGATCTAACTGGGAACTTGTCAACAACGGAAAAACTGGTCAAGATAAGAAAGTAATCGATCATAAAGCAATTCCAATTGCAAGAATCATTTCCAGAGGGTAGGCGGTGATCCGGTATGGTGGAATATGCAGACAGGGATTTTTATAAAAATACATTTCATGGCGAGATCATACCGGAGAAAGCTTTCCCTAGTATGGTCTTAAAGGCGAGTATCTTTGTGAAGTTTCTTACATTTTCCAGAGTCGATGATATGACAGAAATTCCAGAAGAAGTAAGCTTGGCCACATGTGCAGTGGCAGATGTAATGTATCAGGATAGAATGAGAAAAGATGATGCAGGAAGGGAGATCGCAAGTGAGAACAACGATGGATACAGTGTAAGTTTTGTGACGAGTCAGAGCAAAACAACAGGAACAGTAGAGCATCGTTGTAAGAAAGCGGCGTATCCTTATCTTGCACATACAGGACTCTTGTACAGGGGGTGTGGGCCATATGATGACAAATGCAGACCTCACGATCTATAACAAGCGTGGTGTAAATAAAAAGACAGCACGGACTGTTTACTTAAAGACTCATATCAGAGGTGTTAGTTTCTACACAAAACAGGTAACAAACGTATCTGATCAGGGCCTTAAATCTGCTGATCTGTATCAGATTCGCATCCCATTATCAGCCGATACACAAGGAAAGCAATACATTGATGCAGATCAGTATAAGAAACTATCTGATGAAGAAGCAGTTCATTATTGGACGATTAACAATGGCGATCTATTTGGAAAAGGGTTGTTAGAAGACTTTGAAAAAGAATCAGAGTTTTTAGAAAGACAATACACAGGAAAGATATTGTCTTTTTCTGATAACCGAAGAGGAAACTTGCAGCATTGGAAGATCGGAGGTGCTTAAGATGGCAACTAGAGTGAAGATAGAACTTTCACCAAGTCAGATTTTGGTCACACGAGGATTACGGACGAATGGACCAGCACAAAGATTCTTTACAGGAGAACTACGAAGGAAGATGGATCCTTATGTTCCGTTTTTAAATGGTCCATTAAAAAACACAGCAATCGAGAATGAAGATTCTGTTCAGTACATAACACCTTATGCTCAAAGGCAGTATCACGAAAATAAAGGAAAAGGATTGCGTGGAAAAGAATGGGATAAGCGGTGTTGGGCAGATAACGGAGATCAGATCGTTCAGTCTGTTGCAGATTATGTAGGAGGAAAAGCCGAATGAGTGTGATCGCAAGTGTAAGAGCCTTTATTCAGGATTATCCAGGACTATCAACATTTGATGATCTAGTTGGAGTTGAACATCTTCCAGAGGATACGAAAAGCTATGCGGTCGAGGCATCTGTTACATCCCAACCGATTAAAAAAAGATATATCAACGGCGATACAGAACGTTGTTTTAATTTTGTTCTGGCAAGCCGTGAATACTTCGGTGCAGATGTGGCAGAAAATATTGACATAGCGGAGTTTTATGAAGAATTTTCAGATTGGTTAGAACGATGCACGATCAATCAAGAACTTCCGGAAATGGATAAAGGAAAAAGAGCAATTAAAATACAGGCACTGACAAATGGTTATGTGTATAACGCAGATGCAACAAAAGCACAGTACCAGATTCAGTGCCAATTAATTTATTATCAAAAATTAGGAGGAATATAACATGTCAGAAACAGCAAGTAAGACAGTAAAACAGCGTTACCAGGAAGCCTCTTACTTAAAAGTAGGAGAAAACTTCGAACTTATGGGAACAGGTTTTACAGAATTAAATGAAGATCCAGGAGCACAGACAACAAGTAAAAAATATATCAATGATAAATCATCCACATCAAGCATTACAAGTTATGAAGGTGAGCACGGATTTACAGCCGATCAGATTCCAAGTGAAAAGGTCATTAAAGATCTGGTCAGTATTGGTAAAGAGAGAAAAACAGGAGCAGATGCAGAACGTGAATTTGTTCGCGTTGATCTGGATGAAAAAGCAGATGGAGATACAACTGGAACAGTATTCAAAGCACGTATGTTTACTGTAGCTGCTGAAATTTCAAGTTTCTCTGATAATGACGGAGAATTACAGGTTGAGGGAACACTTCACGACAAAGGAGATCCTGTTATGGGTAAATTTGATACAAAGGCAAAGACATTTACACCGGATTCAGCAACGGAGTAAACGAAAGCGAAGATTGAAATTGGAATTAAGGAGTAAGATATATGTTTATTTGGAATGGAAAGAAGCTCGCATTTAATTTCCTGGATGCGGACATGATGAAAAAATTTAGTGATGCAGGAAAGGAAATGTGGAAGAAACTTGGTGAGTACGAGGAGAAGAATGCAGAAGATGGAAAAATTAAGGCAGAGGGCGTGGCGTATGAGTCAGAAATCATTAGTGAGTTTTTTGACGAGGTATTTGGAAATGGCACCGCTGATGAAATCTTTACATCAAAACATGATCTGACAGAAAGAACGAAAGCAATTAAGAAGCTTTATTCTATCAGAGATTCACAGTTAGCTGGTCATACAAAGAGAGTCAACGATCTGCACAAGATGATTGGAGCTGAATGATCAGAAGAGAACTCCCGGTGTCAGTAGATATCGGGAGTGAAACATATAAGATCGATGCTGATTTCCGAACGATCATGAATGTTGAAGGGATTATTTTTGGAAAAGAAGTTACCGATGGCCAAAAGATGTTTGCAGAAGAAATGATGAAAGAGATCGATATTGAAGAAAAAGATGCGATCGCAAATGCAAAATATTATGATGCACTAAAACTTTTTTACGAAGATAATATTCCTGATGATCTGGAAGAAGCAATGGAAAAGATGCTGTGGTTTTATTCCTGTGGTAAGGAAGACGAACAAACAAAGGCGAAAACAAAGAAAAAAGTGATCAGCTTTGAATATGATTTTGATTATATCAATGCAGGGTTTATGCAGGATTATAAGATTGATCTGTTCGAGGTTGATTTTTTGCATTGGTGGAAGTTTATGTCATTATTCAGTGCCTTGCATGATGATTGTAAAATCTGTGAGATCATCGGATATCGTGGAGCAGAGTTAAAGAATTTTGACAAAGAACAGAGAAAAAGGATACGAGAAATGCAAAAGATCTATGCACTTCCGGATGATATAAGTAAAGAAGAGAAGAAGAGACAGGATGAGATAACACAGATACTGCTAAATGGCGGTGATCTGTCAGGAATATTGTGATAAGAGAAGCGAACAGGCGAGAGCTTGGATCTGCAGGTTGAGCACCCAGGACGTCAAATAGCTTAGAAACTTTAGATTTTTAGGTATATAGGTATTTGACGAGGTGAAGACATGGCAGATGGTACAGTTACAATAGAAACCAAACTGGATAATTCCGGTGCAGAAAAAGGATTAAATGATCTTAAGAAAGAGGTTGAATCTTCTTCTAAGAGTACAGCACAGGAGATAGATAAAGCTTCTGATCAGGCGCAAAAGAGTGTAGAAGAAGTTGCTAAGTCAGCAGAGAAAACTGGAAAACAAGTAGAAAAGAGCGCAAAGGATTCAGCATCGAAAGCAGGACAGGCAGCAAAGCAAGGAGCTGATACTGCAGCAAAAGGAACAGAATCCGCATCTACGAAGATGCAGCAGTCTCATAAAAAGGTAAAGGATACTGCAAAAGAAAGTGCAGATGGCGCAAAAAAGTCTTGGGAAGAATCTAATCAAAGTACAGTAGCAAGTACAGAGAGCGCAACGTCAAAGATGGCCGGATTGATGAAAAAATCTGCAGCAGTAATTGGAGTTGCATCTGTGGCGGCCGCAAAAAAGACGATCGATGTAGGTAAGTCCTTTGAAGCAGGAATGAGTGAGGTCCAGGCAATCTCCGGAGCATCTGGAAAAGATCTGGAAAAGCTATCTGCAAAAGCAAAGCAAATGGGAGCTACAACGAAGTTCTCTGCTACAGAGTCAGCCACAGCGCTTAAATATATGGCTATGGCCGGATGGAAAACAAATCAGATGGTTTCTGGATTGTCTGGTGTTATGAACTTAGCTGCAGCTTCCGGAGAAGACCTTGGAACAGTATCCGACATTGTAACAGATTCAATGACCGCTTTCGGATTGAAAGCAAAGGATTCTGGACATTTTGCAGACGTACTAGCGAAAGCATCGAGTAGTTCTAACACCAATGTTGCGATGATGGGAGAAACCTTTAAGTATGTTGCACCATTGGCCGGATCCATGAAATATAGTATCGAAGATACAGCTACAGCAATTGGACTGATGGCAAATGCCGGAATCAAGGGATCACAGGCAGGTACAGAGTTAAGATCTATCCTGACACGACTTGTAAAACCGCCAAAAGATGCAGCAGCAGCATTGAGTGCTTTGGGTATCAGCACAACAAAAGCTGATGGATCCATGAAGCCAATGAGACAGACGATGGCGGAATTAAGAGAAAAGTTCTCTGGATTAACAGACAGCCAGAAATCCCAGTATGCTGCAGCTATTGCAGGACAGGAAGCAATGTCTGGTCTGTTGGCAATCGTTAATGCATCTGATTCCGATTTCAATAAACTGCAAAAGGCAATTGATAATTCTTCTGGCGCAGCCAAGAAACAGGCAGATATCATGAACAATAATCTGCAAGGAGCATTGTATGATCTTGGGTCGGCAGCAGAAGCGGTGGGAATTGGTATCTATGAATATATTAAGACACCTTTAACAAAAGCCGTTGGTGTTGGGACAAAGCAATTAAGAATCCTATCTAGCAAATTGAAAAAGGGTGGAATTAAAAAAATTGTTCCTGAAGAAGCTATAAATACCGTTGAAAATCTTGGAACAGTAGCAAAAGCAGTTGGTGGCGGTGGATTAAAGGTATTAGGAGCAGCTGCGAAACTTGTTGGCAATAACATGGAAGTAGCTTTACCTGTTGCTACTAGCTTACTTACAGTTTTTAAAGGATACAAAGCAGTAACAACAGTAGTAACTGCGTTTAGAACCGTATCTGCAGCTACAGAAGGTGCAAGTACAGGTGTTCAGATATTAGGAACAGCAATCCAGTTATTTACCGGAAAGACAATCTCAGCTACAACTGCAACAGCAGCCTTCAAAACAGTTTGCACAGCTTTAGGTGGCCCGGTTGGAATTGGAGTTGTTGCGGTTGGAGCATTAGCAGCAGGAGTCGCAGCATATGCTTTGACACAGAAAAAAGCGGTTACAGAAGCAGATCGATACTATTCTTCTTGTACAAAACTCAAAAAGAAACAAGAAGAGATGGCAGCATCGATCAAGAGCTTACATAAAGAAAATCAGAAAAATGTAGATTCTACACGTGCAAATGGTGTTCATGCAGATCAGCTGCATCAGAGATTGACAAAACTGATGAATGTTGAGCATAAGAGCGCCGGGACAAAAGCACAGATTGTAAGTGTAGTTGAACAATTAAATGAATTATTACCAGGGCTGAATCTTGAGTATGACAAAGAAGCAGATAAGCTAAATAAGTCTACTTCTGCGATCAAAAAAAATATAGCAGCATTGAAAGAACAAGCAATGGCCAAGGCTTACCAGAAAGGGATGGAAAGCGCAGCATCCAAAGTGGCCAAGGCTGACATTGAGAATGAAAAAGCCATCAAGAAAAAGACAGAAGCAACAAACAAATATAATGCCGCTGTTGAAAAAATGAATCAGGTTACCGCAAAGGTAAATCAGGGAAAGATAACAACAAGCAGTGATGAATATAAGAAAGCTTCTAATGATCTGACAAAATACTATGATGCAATGATGACAGCCAATAAGGCAGTTGAGCAAAGTGGTAAAAATTTAAATGCAGCACAAAAAGAATTGACTACATATACAGACAAATATACAGCTCAGACAAATTATACAGAGTATCTGAAATCCTTAGATGATCTGGCCAAACAAGCAAAGATTAAAGCAAGTGATATTCCGAAGTCTGTTGGAGAGGGAATTAAACAGGGTGTTTATGCAAATCCAACTTCCGGAAAAGAATTAAAGAGCTTGATCAAATTAGACAATCTGGTTAATTCAGACCAGTTGGCCAAGATGCAAGAACAGGGAATGAAAATTCCACAGTATCTGTCAAAAGGAATTTCTGATGGATCCATATCATTTAAGAGTGCTGCAAAACAGATGCAGAATGCAATCAATTGGACTGATCTGATTCAAAAAGCAAAGGATGCAGGTGTTAAAGTTCCTGATAGTGTAGCACAGGGAATTAGTTCTGGACAATATGCGGTTCCTACGTCTGTGCAGGCAGTAAAAAATCTTGTTACATTCGAGGATCTGAAAACTAAAGCACAGCAAGGCGGTGTACAAGTACCGGACTATTTAGCAAATGCAATCACATCTGGTAGTGGAAAGCCAAAGGAAGCAGCGGCCGCATTGAGTCGTGTGATTTCTTTCCAGGAAGCAATAACAAAAGCAGGAATTGATGGATCTAAGATTCCAACAGAACTTGCAACGAAAGTTGCACAAGGAAAGACGCCAGTTCAAGATGCAATCAAAGAACTAACAAAGATAGACTTATCTGGAGATCAGAATGCATTTGGTCTTACAAAAGCTATTGATAGTACAGCACAAAAGACAAAAAGCCAGGCAGCAAAGATAAAAAACAGTTTAAAAATCGGCAAGGTAGATAATTCAGCTGCAGCGAGCTCGTTTGATGCTATTGCAACAAAAACAGGGAAGGCAGCTACTACAGTTAAGAAAAATAGCACAGCAATCAAAAAAGCAAGTAAGATTACTGCTACGAATAATTCAAGTGCCGGAGTTCAATCGTTTAATAGTTATTTATCCTCTTTTTCAAAAGGATCCGGCAAAGCAAAATCAGCTGCGGATAAAATCAGCAAAACAACCGCAGCAGGGCTTGCTTCTGGTTCAGGCAAAGCAAAAACAGCCGGCGGAAAGATGACATCAGAATTTTCTAAAGGGATCACATCAAAATCTGGAACATCAAAATCTGCAGGTTCAAAAGTAGCAAAAGCAGGTTCTTCCGGAGCAAGTGCACAGAAATCTTCTTTTGTATCTGTTGGTGGTAATTTATCTCTTGGATTAGCATCTGGTATCAGATCAAACTCTGGTGCTGTATCAGCAGCCGCAAGAGAAACAGTAAGAGCAGCAGTTGCAGCCGCAAAAGCAGAAGGTAAGATTCATTCACCATCCCGTGTCATGGATAGTGACGTAGGAAAATGGATGCCGTTAGGAATGGCAGCAGGTATCCGAAAGCATACGAAAGATGTGGAAGATGCTTCTGGAGAGATGGCTAACGCATCGGTAGAAGCTACAGCAACAGCCTTAGGAATCCATTCTCCATCTCGTGTATATAAAGATGCGGTTGGTAAGAATATTCCAAAAGGTGTAGCAAAGGGTGTCAGAGAAGGACAGACAGAACTCAATGCAGAAATGAATCTAGCTGTAAATGAAGCGTTATCTGCAGCTAAGAGTGCATCGAAAAAAGGAAATTATTCCGACATCGGAAACAACCTTGTGTCTGGTATATCCGAAGCACTCAACACGGCCAAGTCAAGATCATCAGAAACTGTACAAGAAATCATTGATCAGCAGACAAGTAAAGTTTCTTCGAAGCACGATACAGCAGAGAAAAATCTTCAAGATAAGATCAGTAAGACAAAAAATAAAAAGAAAAAAGCAAAATTAAAAAAACAGCTGAAAAAGTTAAAGAAGCAGAATGCCGCAGAAGAAAAGCAATTAAAAATTGCAGGAGAAAAAACGGCAGCAGCATACAATGATGCATTTGAGAAAGAAGCTGATCGATTAAATAAGATTGCCCAGGAAAAGTTACAGGGTCTGTCAGATGAATACCAGGAAGCGTATAACAACATCAAGAGCAAGATGGACAGTTTAACTGATAAACAGCAATCTTGGGGAAATATCTATAACCTTGATCAGAATATCATGGATATTGAAAAGTATCAGAAGAACTTGAAGTTGCTAGAAAACAAGATTCCTGAGTCTATGATGGAAAAGATTCTCGGAATGGATATTGATGCAGGAAATGCTTATATGGCATGGTTTCAGCATATGTCAGAAGCTGAACAGCAGGCTTATATTAATAAGTGGAATCAGCAACAGAGCATGTCAAAAACATTTTCTGAAAACTTCTTTGGAGATGATCTTGCAAAACTTCAAGCAAATTATGAATCTGAAATGAAAACAGTCACAGATGATCTGCAGAAAGAGATGAAACAGACAGGAGTTAATATTGCAAAGGGATTAACTGCAGGTATGGAAAGCGAAACCAGAAACCTCAGCAAATCCACGAAGAAAATCTGCCAGAATATTATTAAGACAGCCAAAAAGACACTTAAGATTCATTCCCCATCTCGAGAATTTGCAAAGATTGGTTCTTATGATATTCAGGGAGCAATCAAAGGACATGAAAAAGAAGCGCCAAATTTGTATAAACAAATGGGAACGATATCTCAAAACATGGCACAGAAATTTGCAAAAGCTAAGTTGAACGTTCAAGATATCCAGTCAAGGATGCAAGATGCAGTCAATCTTCAAATGCAGACGATCACAACAAGAATGCAGCCAGTTATGCAAACAGATTCAGCTAATGGATCAGAATCAGTAGTCTATACTGGACCAGAACGAATTGAGGTGCCTGTGATTGTAGATGGTCGAGAGATTACAAGAGTAATCGCTCCTTACATGGACACAGAATTAAGTACAAGAGTAACACGAAAATCAAGAGGAGGTGTATAGTATGCCAGGAACATTAGGAGTCACGATCGGAGAAAAACATACCTTAAAGGATTGGAATCTTGGATGGACTGCGATCACTCTTGGTTTTCCGGAACCAAAAACATATGAACTGGATATTCAAGGAGCAGATGGAACACTGGATATTACGGAAGCAGTTACTGGTGGAGATGTTAAGTATAAGAATCGTAGTCTTTCCTTAGAATTTGAAACTCCGGACGAAGACTTTTTTGAATGGGGATCTATTGTATCGGACATTGCAAATTACCTGGTTGGTAAGAAAAAGAAGATCATACTTGATACAGATCCTAGTTTTTACTATATCGGACGATTATCAATTGATGTAGAAAAAACAGAAAGAGCAAATGGAAAATTAGTTATTTCTGGTGATGTGGATCCGTACAAATATGAATGCTATTCGTCACTAGAAGATTACATATGGGACACATTTAATTTTGAAACAGATATTGTTAGAGAATATAAGGATATTACTGTAACCGGAGAATATAAACTGAATATCCCCGGCAGAAGAAAACGTATTATCCCTACAATCGAGTGCGATACATTTATGGAAGTTGTTTATAATAATTCGGTTTATCAGTTACAGAAAGGAAAGAATAAAGTTTTTGGAATCTGGTTAGCAGAGGGAGATAATATACTGACATTCAAAGGGAACGGAATAGTATCTGTTGATTATCGAGGAGGTATGTTGTAAATGTACAGAGTGTTATGCGATGGAAAAGTACTTCATGATATCCGTGATCAGAGCTATCAAGTATTAACACCAAAAATATCATTAGAATTAAACAAGACAGGAAATCTTGATTTTGGATTATTGTCAACACACCCACATGTGAATGATATTAATAAGTTAAAATCTCGAATCGATGTTTATGAAGATGATGAGCTGTTATTTTCCGGAAGAAGTTTAACGGATGAAAAAGATTTTCAAAACACAGGGCAGATTTCCTGTGAAGGGGAGCTTGCTTTTTTGTTAGATTCAGTACAACGTGCGCATGATTATGGTACTGAAACAACAGAAATAGGTCAGGCAGATACGAATATTGAAATATTCAAGAGATTGATTGAAGAACATAACGCGCAGGTAGAAGAAGCAAAGCGTTTTACAATTGGAGTAATCGATATAGATAGCGTAACCATTACAAAATTGTCTACGAACTATGAAAAGACATGGGATTTTCTTGGTTCTAATTTTTTAGGTAAATACGACGGCTATCTTCGAGTAAGGCATGAAAACGGAATCAGATATCTTGACTACGTAAAGCAATATGGGAAAGTAAGTAATCAAGTGATCCGTTTTGGAGAGAATCTGCTTGATCTAAAAAAGTATTCGAAGGCAGAAGATATTAAAACAGCAATCATCCCGCTGGGAGCAGTTGTTGATAATAAAAATGTCGATATTAAAGCGGCAAATGGCCATAACGGAACGGATTATGTATATAGCCAGGATGCCGTAGATCTATATGGATGGATCTATGATAAGGTTGATTTTTCTGAGGTATATGATCCAGACAAACTACTGGAAGAAGCAAATAAATATCTGCAGAAGTGCATCAACTTAGCAATCACAATTGAACTTACAGCAGTAGATCTGCATATGATCGACGTTGATATTAACGCAATCAGACTTGGAGATCTTGTTCCTTGCATATCTACACAGCATGGAATCATGAGTACGTTTGGAAATCCAGACACTTATTATCTTGTAAGTAAATATGAATTGGATTTAGAGAACCCAGCAAACAATAAGATTACACTAGGAAGAACAATCAGTACATTGACAGACAAACAAGTGCAATCGTCACAAAATTTAGAAACAAAAATAAATGAAGTTCGTACAGAAATGTACAACATATCAGGGAACGATATGGAACCTATCACAAACGAAACACTAGAAGGATTATTAAATTAAAATAGGAGAAAAAATGGCAGATAAAAATTATTTAGATTCTGATGGGGTATTATATCTGTGGCAGAAGATTAAAGCAAAGATTACGGATGCAGTCAAAAACAAAGTTGATAAAGTCAATGGAAAAGGTTTATCTACGAATGACTACACGACAGCAGAGAAAACAAAACTTGCAGGGATCGTGGATGGTGCAAATAAATATGTCCATCCTACATCTTCTGGTAACAAGCATATTCCAAGTGGTGGAAGTTCTGGACAGATTCTAAGATGGGGAGCAGATGGTACAGCTGTTTGGGGTTCTGATAATAATACAACTTATGCAGATGCTACTCAGTCAACACACGGACTTATGAGCACGATAGATAAGAAGAAACTAGATGCATATCCAACGTATTCATCTATCCAGAGTACATATGCTACAAAATCAGAAATCACAAACATGTACAAGTATTGCGGTTCTGCCGCATCTGCAGACAAATTGCCGACAACAGGACAACGTGTTGGCGATGTTTATAACATCGAAACTGCTAGTACATACGGCGGTGCTGGTATGAATGTAGCATGGAATGGCAGTGCATGGGATCCATTAGGCGAAATTTTTAGTATATCAACGATCGCAAATACCTGGATGGATACAAATCTTACATAAAGGCAGGTGCTTGATATGGCAAATTACTTAGATGAAACAGGATTGTTAAAACTTTGGAGTAAGATTAAATCTTACGCAGCAAAGCAGATAGATATGAATAAAGCAATCGTAAACATATCCGCTAGTGGTACAACATTAACTGTCACAAAAGCAGATGGAACAACAAAATATGTAACAGCGGAATTAGTAAAAGGGCAGATGATTTATTGCTGCAGTAACAGCGAAGATCAGATTTATTGCTGTTAAATGGAAGGAGATAAAAATGGCATACACAAAGAAAACATGGGTAAAAGGAAGCACACCGCTTAGTGCGGAAAATTTTAATCATATGGAACAAGGGATTGCTGATGCACACACAGAAATTACGCAGCTAAATTCTGACATATCCGGAATGCACTTTATATCGATGAAGTTATCCGGCACATCAGATGCATACGGACAGATGTGGACAGATAATCCAGGTATTGACACTTATAACGTCAAGTATACTGATTGCATTACTAATGCGTTTATGAGTACAGACGGGAGATATGGACTTATACATCTCGAAGATATTCCAGGTCCCAATTCTTTCAAATTTAGATTAACTCAGACGGATAATCATGTTCTAGGCAATTGTCCTATAAATAAAACGATTGTTTTGGCTTACAAATATTAGCCTTATTCTTTGCCATAGACGATATAGGATATATTATCACTTGACGGATTACAAACAAACCATGTTGCATTCATTTTAATTTTTCTACTTCCGTTATTATACTCCATCAGAATACAAGCGTTGTAAGCATCGTTATATCGATAAGATGTAATCTTATTCCACCATGGACCTAAATCATTGATGTATATCTCAGGAAGTGTGATATCCGAAGCACCTTGGTATACAATTGTTATCTGAATTACGATCTCTTTGTATTGACTGGGCACGGTAAATTCTTCAGATAATTTTCCGTCAAAGATTCGTTTCCAAGTCTTATCAGAATTTAGCTGTGTTGTTGCGGAAAGGAAAAAATATGATTGATATAACAAAAGTTTTAAATGATATATTAAAAGCAGTTCTGGGAAAGGATGTACGGCAGGCAATTCATGACGGCGTTAAACGAAGTAATGAAATTGCGGATGATTGCGACAAGAGACAGACTAATCTTGAAAACCAATATGAACAATTAATCAAAAACTTTAGTTCTTCATCTCCATCAAATGTAGAAATCGTTGATGCAAGAACAGGGCCAGATGGAACTGTATACGGAACTCTCAGGAAACGATTAGAAGATCCAAGATGTTCATAAAGGAGCTGAATATGGAAATCAGAGCAGGACCCACAGAGGTCTTATTTTTATGCAACAATTTAATGCAGCAATGATATTAGAAAGGAAGAATATGGCAGATGACGAATACATAAGTAGAAATGAACATAATGCATTTGCGAGTGATGTTGA